CAAAAATCGGTTTCAAGACTCGATATGGTTTGGTTGCTAACCCATTCGCTACTGCTGCTGGTGATGGTGATGTTGCTAAGGCTAAAAAGAACCTTTACTACAGAGCTGTTAAAGTAGACAACTTATTATAATAACTATAATATAGTATAAATAAAAAACCTTCTCTTCGGAGAAGGTTTTTTTATACCTTATAAATATATTAGAGGATTATATTATGAGCTATATTGAAAGACAACCAATTGATAGAAATTTCTTGTCTAAAGACAATTTTAGTGCGGTTTTTTCCAATTTTCCTAAAATGGAATACTTCATTCAATCTTTTGAATTTCCTGGAGTTAATGTTCCAACATTAACGCAACCATCATATCTAAAAGGTATTGATGTACACGGTTCTCTCATAGAATATGATGATTTGTCAGTCACCTTTGCAATTAATGAAGACTTCTCAAATTACCGAGAAATATACAATTGGCTTACTAAAACTGGGACACCTCAAAATTTAAAACAGTTTGAAACACCAGATAATTTAGATCACTGCACATTAATGATAACTTCCAATAATAAAAACACAATTCTGAAAGTTCGATTTGATAAAATATTTCCAATTGCACTTTCCTCATTCACATTAGATACAACTTCTGAACATAATATAGTCACTGCTACAGCAACTTTTAAGTTTAACTCAATGACCTTCGACGCAAATATTTAAGGAGACTCTATGCGAGAATCTATTTCATTAGAAGAAATAGAAAAAATGTGGGAGACTGATAGGAAGATGTTTCGTGATAAATTATCAGAACACAATCTTGACATCCCAAACCTACACGGTAGATATATGACAATATACAATACCGAAAGAATATTCAGAAAAACTCTTGATCTAAAAAAGAGAAGGCTTTACATGACACTAAGGTCATACTTTTCTGGCACTCTTGATAAAATGACTTTAGACAAACATGGTTGGATTCCATATGGTGTTAAAGTTCTTAAATCAGATTTAGATATACACATAGAATCACATGAATCTTTTTGTGATATCGAAAAGCAGGTTGAAGTGTCCAATATAAAAATCAATCTACTTGAACAAATTTTACGACTCATTATGAACAGAGGATTTCAAATCAAAAATGAAATAGAACTTGTTAAATGGGAGTCTGGTATTATCTAATATATGGAAATTGTAAAAATCAGAAAACTAAATGAAGCATTCATAAAGATAGAGGCTGACCAAGGAGTCATGCGTGATATCTCTGAACACTTTACTTTCTTTGCTGATAATTACAAATTCATGCAACGATATAAAATAGGTATGTGGGATGGTAAAATACGACTTCTAAACTTACTCACAGGAAAAATATATGTGGGGTTATTACCAAGAGTGTTAGAAGTATGTAAGTCCCTAAACTATAAAGTTGTATTTGATAATGTAGACGATTTTACTCAAAATTCTATAACAAAATCTGATCTTGAAGATTGGGTTAAAACATTAAATCTACCTTTCAATCCTAGAGATTATCAATTTAAATCTCTTTATGATATGGTTAATCGTAAAAGAATGGTTGTGTTAAGTCCTACAGGATCTGGTAAGTCACTGATTATTTATATGTTCATTCGTTGGTTCCTTTCTGAGTATCCAAATGAAAAACTCATGTTAGTAGTTCCAAATGTACACCTTGTTAATCAAATGTATCACGACTTCGAAGATTATTCAAGCAAAAATTTATGGAATGTAGAAAAATATTGCCAAAAGATATATTCTGGTCAAGATAAATCATTTGAATCTAGTATTATTATAACAACATGGCAATCAATATACAAGTTAAAACCAGTAAAATTTACACCTTTCAAAGCAGTCATATCAGATGAATGTCATTTAGCAAAGGCTTCATCGTTGATTGCAATATTAGAAAAGATGAAAAATGCTGAGTATCGTTTTGGTACAACAGGAACCCTTGATGATATAAACTTGAATGAATTAACTCTTTGTGGTTTGTTTGGTGATGTGAAAAGACATGTTACGACTAAAACTTTGATAGAGAATAAACACCTATCATCATTCAGAATAAAGTATATAACCTTGAAGTATCCAGATGATGAATGTAAGGTCGTTTGTAAGATGGATTACAACGATGAAATCAATTATATACTAGACCATGAGAAACGAAATAAATTCCTCAAAAACCTCTGTAAACACTTGACAGGGAACACTCTGATACTGTATACTTATGTAGAGAAACATGGAAGTGTATTGTCTGATATTCTTAGTGATATTGAGGACAAAGAAACTTTTTTCATTCATGGTGGTGTGAACCCTACTTTACGAGAAGAAATAAGAAAAGATGTTGAATCAAAAGATAATTGTCTTATTGTAGCTTCTTATGGTACATTCTCAACAGGGGTTAATATAAAGAATCTTCATAATGTTATTTTTGCATCACCAACAAAGTCAAAGGTTAGATCACTTCAATCTATTGGTAGAGGTTTAAGATTAGGTGAGAATAAAGATGGTTGTATTTTGTTTGATATTTGTGATGATTTTTGTGTGAAGAGGAAATCTAATTACATGGTCAAACATGGTAACGAAAGACTCAAGATTTACTACAAAGAGAATTTTGACATTGAGATGGTGAACGTCAAGTTCACCGGAAATAAATAAATTTTATTTTTAATTTATCTATTGACTTATATTATATAATATATTATAATATATATAAAGGAAAAACTATATTATGACTAAAAAAGTAAAACCAAAAGATAAAATTCATTACGTTAATAATAAAGAATTTTATGAATCAGTAAAAGTTTATATTAATCAATGTAAAGTTGCAGAACAAATGGAAGTTGATTTACCAAGAGTTCCTGAGTATATTGGGGAATGTTTTTTTAAGATTGCTCAAAGGATTGCTACTAAACCAAACTTCACAAACTACACATTCAAAGAAGATATGATCTTAGATGGTGTTGAAAACTGTTTGAGATATATCAGAAACTTCAATCCAGAGAAAAGCAAAAACCCTTTCAGTTATTTCACAACGGTTATCACGTATTCATTCTTACGTAGAATTGAAAAAGAAAAGAAATACACTTACATCAAATTAAAGGCTATGGAAAATGAACTTCATAGACATGATTCAATTGGAAATCTCAATCCCTTCGACACTTCAAATTTCTCTGTTGATGGTGAAAACATGTATGACAACTTCTTCCAATTCATAAAAGATTATGAAGAATCCAGAAGAATTAAAAACGAGAAGAAGAAGAAACCCAAGACTAAAAAAAATAATGATTTGAAATTATTTCTTGACGATAAGTAACCTTGGAGGGTATAATGAAAATTCGAGAGTATGAAGGTGTTTTTTACAATTCAGAAGATTTTGACGCAACTGGTAGACCTTATGAAGATGCTGTTCCTGTAAGAGAAGAGACAGAACAAGAGAAGAAAGAAAGAATTCAGAAGGCTCAGATGGCGGATGATACACACAAAGATAAAAAAGATTGTAAAAAATCTGGTTGTAACTGTATGAATGATTATATTTTACTATTTTCAAATGTAAATAATGATGGTGTAAAGTATGATTATTATGGTTTTAAGATTGAGGATTTTGAATGAAATTGGCACTAATAACTGATACCCATTTCGGTGGTAGGAATGATAGTCAGATTTTCAATGATTATTTTTTCAAGTTCTGGGAGGAAGAGTTTTTCCCAACAGTTCTAAAGAAGAAAATCAAAAAAGTGATTCATCTTGGTGACATCTTTGATAGAAGGAAATTTGCTAATATTAAAACTCTAAATTCTTTTAGGGAAAGATTTATTGAATGGTTTGAGAAAAACGGAGTAGAACTTCATATAATTGTGGGAAATCATGATGTCTACTACAAAGATACAAACCGAGTAAACGCACCCAAAGAGATTTTAGGTGGTAGATACAAGAAGATTAAAATCTATGAAGACCCTGAGATAGTCAAGTTTGGTAAAAGAAAGATATTGTTCTTACCTTGGATCAATAGAGAAAATGGTGAGAAGTCTATGGATTTGATTAATTCTAATGAAGCTTCAGTTGTTATGGGTCATCTTGAACTTAATGGTTTTAAGATGTATAAAAACAGTTTTTGTTATCATGGAATGAACCACACAATATTCAACGGTTATGATCTCGTTATGACAGGACATTATCATCATAAGTCAACAGTAGGGAATATTGCTTATTTGGGAAGCACTTATGAGATTACTTGGGCTGATTATAATGACCCAAGAGGTTTTCATATATTTGATACAAACACTCTTGATTTAGAGTATCATCAAAACTCACATAAAATATTCCACAAAATTATCTATAATGATAATGGTGTTGAAACACTTGACAAGATAGTAAAAGACTTCAGTTTTTGTAAGAATAGTTATGTTAAGGTTTTAGTTGAGGCGAAGAATAACCCTTACCTTTTTGATAAGTTTATCGACTCAATTCAACTACATGAACCTTTCGACTTGTCTATCATTGAAGACTTAAATTTATCTGTTGAAGAAGAGGAGATTGTAAACGAAGCTGAGGATACTGTCACGACACTTAACAAATATGTCGATGGATTGGATGTAAATGTCAATCTTGATAGATTAAAAGAAGTTTTAATGTCTTTACATAGAGAAGCAATTGATTTACAATAGAGTATTATGATAATTTTTACAAAAGTTCGTTACAAAAATTTTCTTTCCACTGGTAATTACTTTAATGAAATAGTTTTGGATAACAGTCCATCAACTTTAGTCATGGGTAAAAATGGTGGAGGGAAGTCAACATTCTTAGATGCTATCTGTTTTGGTTTGTTTGGTAAAGCATTCAGAAATATCAATAAAAACCAAATGATAAATTCCATAAATGAAAAGGGTACAGTAGTTGAGATTGAATTCTCTATAGGTTCAAAAGAATATATGGTAAGAAGGGGTATCAAACCCAACATCTTTGAAATATATTTGAACGGTGAGTTTATTAATCAGTCAGCTGATGCTAGAGATTTCCAAAAGAAACTTGAAAAAACTATTCTCAAGATGAATTACAAATCGTTCACACAGATAGTTATTTTAGGTTCCTCCAGCTTCACACCCTTTATGAAACTCTCAAGTAATAATAGAAGAGATGTGATTGAAGATATTTTAGATATTGATATATTCAGTATTATGAATACACTTCTCAAAGAAAGATCTTCTGTACTTAAAACCGATATGTCACAGAATGATTATGATATTAAGTCTCTCGAATCTGGAATTGAGATGAAAGAGGAGTACATTGAGAAATTAAAAGGTACAAAGAAAGATAGAGTTGAATCAATTAGAAGAGATATTCAAGAATGCAAGAATACTATAGGTGAATTACAACTCCAAATTGATACAAAAATGAAAGAGATTGATTCGATAAGTATTGGTGATATTGGTCAGTTGAATTCTGATCTTGAAGAAAGAGTTGATATTTTCAAGAAAATGAAAAACAACAAAGACAGACTCAAAAGAGAAAATAAGTTTTTCACAGAGAATAGTCATTGTAATACTTGTCATCAAGATATTAATGAAGAACTTTCAACTGAAATCATAACAAATAATCAGAAAAGAATATCTGATTTAGATTCTGCTTTTGTTGATATACAGAAAATGATTTCAAGTGTTAAGGATTCAATCAAAGTTGAACAAGACAAAGTTGATACTGTAAATAAAATAAACACAGAAATACTTCATTTGAATCAAGAGATTGGTTTTCAGAATAAGAGTATAGATAAGTATGAGAAAGAGATTGAGTTTCTCAAAAATAAGAATGATATGATTGATGGGGAATATGAATCCCTAAATAAAATGAAAGAGCAGATTCGAGAAGCTCAACAAGTTAAAGTTGATTTTTTAGAAAGAAATGAGATCTATAATATATGTAGTGTCTTATTAAAAGATACTGGTATTAAGACTAGAATTATAAAACAATATCTCCCGATTATGAATAAACTAATCAATGGGTATTTAAATGATTTTGATTTCTTTGCTAATTTTAATCTTGACGAGAACTTCAATGAAGTGATAAAATCAAGACATAGGGATGAATTTTCTTACGATTCATTCTCAGAGGGTGAAAAACAGAGAATAGATTTAGCAATTCTTTTCACATGGAGAGAAGTGGCTAGAATGAAAAACTCTGTAAACACCAATTTACTAATATTAGACGAAGTATTTGATTCTTCACTTGATGCTGAAGGAACGGAGAACTTCATGAAGGTTATGAATACCTTAGAAGGTAAAGGACTAAACACTTTCGTCATATCACACAAAACAGATTTATTAGCGGATAAATTTGATAAACAAATTAAATTTGAGAAGATTGGTAACTTCTCTCACAAAAAATAGTTGACAAACGTTTCAAAATGTGTCATAATAGTAGTATGACATTTAACTAGGAGATCTATATTATGAGTGCAATTTCCGTATCTGAGGATACTTTAAGAACCTTAAAAAACCTTGCCAGTATTAACCAGAGTTTACTTTTCACTTCTGGTAATACATTATCAACCATCAATAGTAGTAACAATGTTTTGTGTACTGCTCAGATTTCAGAAGACCTACCATCTGAGTTTGGTATTTATGATCTGAATAACTTGCTAGGTACACTTTCTTTATTCACTAATCCCCAACTTGATATTAATTCTGATGGTGGTTATATGACTATTCGTGATGGTGAAAACTCTGGAACTACTGTAAAATACACCTTTGCTAGTAGAAATCTAATAAAAGTTCCACCGAAGAATCACATCACTTTACCTTCTGAAGATGTTTCTTTCACACTTGACGCAGATACACTTGCTAAGATACAGAAAGCAAGTTCAGTTATGGGTCTTCAGTACCTATTTGTAAACGGTTCTGAGGGTGTTATTACGGTTGAACTAGGTAAACCCAGTGATGCTAATAGTAATCGTTTTAGAATTGTTGTAGGAGAAACACCACATGAGTTCTCTTTTATATTCTTGATGGAGAATATCAAACTATTACCAGATGATTATGATGTTGTGATTTCATCTCAATGTATCTCACAATTCACATCTGTAAATTCTAATAGGACGTATTGGATATCAACAGAAACTGGTTCTAAATTTAATTCATAAGGAGTGTTATGAAAACTGGTGAAGAGTATATCTGGGCTCAAAAGTATAGACCAAAGACGATTGATGAGTGTATCATTATAGATGAACTCAAAGATAGGTTCCAGAACTTTGTGGAGAAAGGTGATCTACCAAATCTCCTACTCCACGGAACAGCTGGTACAGGTAAAACCACTGTTGCAAAAGCTGTATTGGAAACTCTAGGGTGTGATTACATAGAAATCAATGGTTCACTTGAAGGTAGGAACATTGACACTCTAAGAAACACAATCAAGAGTTTTGCCAGTTCTGTTTCATTTACTGGTGGTAGGAAGTTCGTATTGTTAGATGAGGCTGACGGTCTGAATCCTACTTCATTACAACCCGCTTTACGTGGTTTTATGGAAGAGTTTTCTGCCAACTGTGGATTTATTCTAACATGCAACTTCAAAGACAAGATTATCAAACCATTACATTCAAGATGTAGTGTAATTAATTTTGTTGTCCCGAAAGATAAAAAACCTGTCATTGCGGCTGCCTTCTATAAAAGAGTTTGTGAAATTCTTGTAAAAGAATCTGTAGAGTACGATAAAGCAGTTGTTGTAAAATTGATACAAAAACACTTTCCTGATTTCAGAAGAGTGTTGAATGAACTGCAGCAATGTGCTAATGCTTCTGGTGGTATTACTAGTGAGGTTCTAGTTTCCAATGACGCAGCTATGGATGAACTTATTGTTCATTTGAAAGAGAAAAACTTCTCAAAGATGCGAGAGTGGGTGTCTAATCATGGTGATACTGATCCAGAAATATTTTTTAGAAAACTTTATGATGGAATGTACGATTGGATGAAACCTGAGACCATCCCAACAGTTGTTGTAACTCTTGCCGAATATCAGTACAAAGCATGTTTTGTTGCTGACCAAGAGATCAATACCGTTGCTTGTCTTACCGAACTTATGGCTAATGAGGTTTGTAAATGAAATTGTTTGAAGAACTACCAGATGAGGTCAAATTTGATGATGAAGATTGTTCCAAAGAGAGTTACTGTCCGTTTAAGTTTTTTTTAAGATCTATAAATACCACTAAAGAGAATGTTTTGTTGGATGATAGTAATGGTAAGATAGAGGAAGCATACAATCCTTTTATTATTAATAAGACTTTATCATATTTCCCAGACACCATTATGCAGTCCAATACAATGAATCAATTTTTTGATATTGATAAGAAGTTGCAATATGAGTTTTTACTAAATAGTATTAGAAAAAAGAAAAGGTTCAGTAGGTGGATAAAGTCTAATATTGAGGAGAATGTTGACACCGTAAAGCAATATTACAGAGTTGGAAACGAAAAAGCTGTTGAAATATTATCTTTACTTAATGATGAACAACTATCTATAATAAAAAGTGAATTGAGTGAAGGTGGAGTAAGTGGAAGAAGAAGCAATAGTACAAGAATTCGTGGAGATTAAACTGAAGAAATCTGAAGATTTTTTAAAGATAAAGGAAACTTTAACGAGAATTGGAATACCTTCTATAAAAGATAGGAAGTTATATCAATCTTGTCATATTCTGCATAAAAGGGGTAAATATTATATTGTCCATTTTAAGGAATTGTTTAAACTTGATGGAAAAAATACAGAAATTGAAGAAGAAGATATTCAAAGAAGAAATTTGATTTGTTCCCTTTTAGATGAATGGGAATTAGTTGAACTGGTTGATGAAAGTAAAATACAAGATAAATTACATATAAAGAAAATAAAAATAATACCATTCTCAAAAAAAGATGAATGGGAACTTATAGCAAAATATAATATTGGTAAATATTGACATTAAATTTGATCTAGTGTATACTAGATATATAAACTAAACAAAGATGCCGATTTTCGGGTCTTTATTACTTAACTTGCTTATTTAAGAAGTTGAACAAGGAGTTATTATGCAAATGTCTAAATTTTTTGAGTTAGCAATCGCTGACAGTTTTTTGAAAGATAGTTTTAGTTTTAAGACTGAATCTAGTTTTTACCCACCACACAACATTCTAAAACACAATGATAATAAATTTGTTTTGGAGATTGCTGTTGCTGGATTCTCACAGGAAGAGTTAGAAGTTTTACTTGATAAAAATACTTTGATCGTGACTGGTGAGAAAAAAAGTACTGAAAATACATCAATATCTTACTTACATAAGGGGATTGGAAACAGAAGTTTTAAAAAGTCCTTTGTACTCGAAA